TGCTTGTTTGTTCAAAGTCAGGTTTTTTAGGTATATTATTTTCAGCTCTTAACTTTGTATCTTCAACATAATGTAAAAATGTTAATGTACAAAACAGTACAACAAATACTGTCATCATAGTTTTTAAAAATATTTTCATTTTACCCTCGCTATGTAATCGTATGCTTGTAAAGTATTTTCGTTATAATCTTCATAAGTATCTTTTAATTTTACCTGAAAAAAATCTAACTTATCTCTGTATTGATTTGCATTGTCAAATATTTTTTGAGCTTGTTTTTCTGTGTAGTTATTGTAAACATCATTTACCCAATTACCTGTATAGTAAACTTTACTTACCCCTGCTATATTACTTGGTTTAGCAAGTTCTCTTAATTGAATTAATGCCTCTCCAACATTTTGTTTAACGTAATGGTCTAACTCTTTTGTTTTTTTTCTCACATTTTCCATAATATATCTTTCTCACTATAAGTCAAGGCCAATTGCATTTAATTTTGGTCTAAAACTGTAAAACAATTTATTATGATTTCCAGTATCACCTACATTAGCCATTTGATATAGGTGGACCATTTCGTGTCCTAATGTGTCAACGAATTCTCTCTTGTCATAGTATTCCGGTAACATTTCTAAATGGAATACTCTAGTTCCTTTTCTCTTCCATTCCCAAACTACAACTTGACCCATACATTTAATTTTAGGGTCTCTAATCTTCTTAATTAAAATTTCATTAAATGGAGATAGTACATTATCAAAAACTGCTTTATTGATAATTTTAAAATACTTTTTAATATCTTTGTAAGTTGTCTTGTACTTTTTACGACTCGCAAGTTCACGCTTGAGAATTTTTTTAACTCTCATGTTATTGTTGACTTTCATTTTGGCACTCTTTGTCTTCAATTTTACTTCCTTTTAATAATAGGCACTTATGTGTCTTATCAAGTTCAAGTCTTAATTGTGTCATTACATTGTCCATAATGTAAGGTAAGTGTTGTTGCAGTATAGACACCATTTGAATAGCAAACTGATGTCCCATTTTACTCATTTCAGATTCTAACAATTTCTGGTGATCCATGTCGGTACCTCTAATTGTTTCTGTTATAACATGACCAATAACTGCCTTGTTATATTCATCTGATTTAGCAAGACTAGATAGTCCAAACCAAATCATAGTATTCAATACTATAATTGTTATCAAAAATTTACGCATAATATAATTTTCTCTCTTTCATATTTATAATATACACTAAAAAGAGGTGTTTGTCAACAGGTATTTTGCGAGTATTTACTTGATTTTGGAGGGAACAAAGGGTGAACATTAGATGTCGCACCCTTTATTTTATGTGATTCTATGGAGTAACGTAATCGTCATTCCAACCAAAGGCTTCTTTAACCATATCAGCGGTTAAACCTTTATAAGTTTTATTAAGTGTATTATTCTTCATATCTAATAAAACTTTTGCTTCGTCTTTATGTAATCCTTCTAACATCTGAATAAACATAGTTTCTTTTTGTAGTTTATTGGTTGCCTTATCAGCGCCCTTAACAAAATGCCATAGTTTTTTTGCTTCAGTTATTAAAAGTGTATGTTCTGTACCCGCTGGTACATCATTCTCAATATACGGTGGGATACCTTCTGGTAATTCCCATTCTATTTTTGGATCAAAAGCACCTTTTAGAATTTGTCTTAAAGCAGGTTTATCGTTTTGCTTTAAAATTTCAATCTTTTTAGGTTTGTCTTTTGCGTTATTAATCTTTGTAAAGATTTCACTTATTAGCAAGTTACTTGAACCAGACGTTGCCGCCATCGCATTCATTGCCTTTTTAGAAATCAGATTTGGATTGTCTGCCATTATATTTCTCCATGCATGTTATCAAAAATCATTTATATTTTCAATCAATGATCTCAGTTTGTTTTCTATAAAGTAACTTAACAATAGCGTCCTATCATTTACTTTATAATTTATATATTTACTCTTTATATCATTATATATAAGACTTGGAATCTCGTCCAAATCAATCAATTTCTTATTTCGTTCATAATACTTTTTAGTTTCTGAACCAAGAGGTATGTTTTCTATATTCGTCCATTCCTCTAATCTCTTTTTATTTATAGGTCTTTGTTTAGTACCCGTTACAAATACATCATCAGCACTTAATATGTTTGGTACACCATCTGATCTATCGCCTTTAATTATTTGTTCATGTAAAAAATTAACTGGGTCTTCACTTTCTACAAATTTCTTTTGTATCGGTGCATACTGTTTTACATTTGGATATTTGTGTAATTGAATAAAGTCTTTATCGCCAGATACAATCATAATTTTTTCTTTAGAGTAACATTCTTTTACAAGTACAGCGATTATATCATCTGCTTCAACTTTGTCTATATGTAAAACAATGTATGGAAAGTTTTGTGCGATTTCATCTCTAATCTCACCAATCATTTGAAATAAAGCAGACCAATCAATACCAGATTCATCTCTTGTTTTTTTTCTTTTAAACTTGTAATTAGGAAATATATCTTTACGCCAAGTATTCGCACCATCAGCACATAACACAGGCGTTCCATATTCATCTTTAAACTTTAAATTATAACCACGTAAAGAGTTTAATACCATATGTCTTAACATATCTTTATCTGGTAGATCATCAAACTGACCTCTTGTTTGAGCCATTAGATTTGAAATCAATACTTGGTTTAAATCAACTAATATCATATTGGTAACTGTGCTAAACTTTCAAATTGAGTAGACCAATCTCTACAGATGTCCATAACTCTTTTTCTATTTTTAAAATTAATCTTTTTGTTATCTATTAATGTTTCAAATAATTTATCAATATTAGAACCTAATTGTAAATTAATATGTTTCTTAAACTTGAATTTTTTAAATTCATCAAACGCAGTAACTACATGATGTTTTTGAAATGGCTCATTCAACTCATACCAATCCTTTGCATAAAACCAATCTCTAACTCTCATTGAGAGATATGGAGTAATAAACTGTTTGTTATTGTTTCTAGCAATTCTTTCATGCCATAGATAACCAGCTTGATTAAAGTAATCAAAGTAGTTATTTCTAAATTCATCAAATTTTTCTTTTGTTTTACCTTTTGTATAATGTAATATTGCTTTCTTACTTATTCCGTAATAACCGTCTGCCGCCCAACCACTAATAACGACTCTTTCTTTTATTTGTGGATAAACATATAGAAATGGAAAACTACATTCAAAATGTGTTTTCTTTTTACATTTAATTTCTTTTGCTAATCTTAAAAAATCTTCTTCTAAATTATCTGTTGGTACTTCTACAACTTCATAATTCCAGTTAAATTGTTTTGAAACTTCTACAGCTTTTTCAGCATCATAACTAGGTTGATCTTTTAAATGAAATGTATATGCCGTAATTTTTTTACCAAGTCTTTGTGCTGCGAATGCAACTGATAAACTATCTACTCCACCAGAAAGTAAAACAGCAACTTCTTTGTCGTTTGTTTGTTCTTTAATATCTTGTTCAATTAATTTATCAATCATTTAGAATACTCATCTGTTACATCTGTTACTGTGAGTTTACCTACAAAGTTCTTCCAATGGTCTTCAGGATCTCCAAAGTTTTCTTCAATATAGTCGTGGCCTTCTTCTTCCCATTTTTCTTCTAGTTCTTCTACAGTAATACCTTTGACTTGTGTAAAGTATAAAGAACATTGGTCATCAACTTCACCGTCTTCATAAACACCAGTAGCGCCTGTATCAATATCAAAATCTTCATTATCATCATCAGCAGTTACCCAATTTTCTATAGGTCCGTCTTCTTCTTCGTCTGTATTCAATCTAATTACACACCAACCCCAACGATACATTTCTTCCATAACAAATGAGATTTTACCGTCTTCACTTTTGTAAAGTGTGTTTTCATATACACTCTTTTTTTGTTGTGTTTCAATTTTATAATACTTAATCATTTAAATATTTCTTTTTGTACCAATTATAAAAATGTTTATCACCAAAGTATTCTACAACAT